GTAAGGAAGTACACCGTACTCAAGAATGATATCTCCATAACCAATTTCCTCTTGAGGAATCATGATGCAATAACGAAGGACATCAACATAGATTGTTTGTTTCTTACTTTTACCCATTTTCTTTTTATGCTCCTCAGTCTGAGGCTCAACTAAATCTTTATCGGTATAAATAGAATCTTCATTATTGATCATTGTGTAATATGGATATCCAGCTTCATCTAGAACCCATCCATATTCTCTTCTCTCAACATCTTTCCAATATGTTTCATACGTAGGAACCTTACCACCTGGGATAGTATAGATACCATTAACAATCTTATGCATATTGTTTTGGTTCGTATGATTAGAGTACTGCTCAATAGCTTCTCTCTCATCTTTTGTTAAGTGTTGGTATCTTTCGAAAATAGTCGGGCTATCCATATAATACCATTCCCCCATAAATTCAGCATCAGATAAATCAGGTTTTTTAGCCGACATATCCCACATGAAGAACAATGGATTGATGGACTCAGCAGCGTAGTTCTCATTAGCTTCATATCCCTTGTATATTCCTAATCCACAAATTGCTAAGTTTCGAGTAATCTGAGTTTTTAATTCATCGATATTAACTTCATTAGCAATAAATTCCATTAGGTTATTAATATCCTTTTCATAGTTTTCTACGAATGTATTGTAGAATAACTCTTCTGTCTCCATTTCTGTATCTTGAATTGGAGCATTTTCTTTTATAATGTCTTTAAAGAATGGTAATGCCTCAGCTACTTTTTGAAGTGATTTTAATTTACCTAATTCAGCTTCTCTTTTATTAATTACAAAATCAGAAACACAATTTGCTTTTGCATCATAACCCAATCGAATAGCGTTACCAATGTATTGTTGTACCATTGGCTTGATTACGTTCTTTGTCCACTTAAGACGATTACGTACATCACCTGATTCATCCAAGAAGAAAGCCTCGATATCCTCTTCGAATATCCATTGACCATCTTGCCCTTTAAAGAAAGACCAGTTGATTAAGCATTTGTTAATGTATCTGCGGTAGATGTAATTACTCATTATGGCAAGGCAATATTTCGCATATTCCTTATGGTAATCTTTATCTTTTTTGGAGGTTAACTTATTAGGTCTTTGTCTCCCTGTGCTAAACATGTAACTCATATCACTTCAGTACGTCATTAATTTTTACAAGTACCTGCTTTCTAGTTTTTCTCTCGACAACTTTAGCTCCGTATGATGATTCAAGTGTTTTTACCATCTGAGGAAGCTCTCCGTATACTTTAACCACTAGGTCAGTGTACTTTTTCTTTTCGTCAATGTCCATCCCTGCTAGTGTTACCGAGTCAAGGACAATCATCTCATTTAATACTTCAAACATATACTGACTCATCAACTTTGCTCTCAACCTGTATTCAGGATTAAAAGATTCCATCTTCTTGATGCCAGCAACAATTTCGTCTGGGAGATCTCCATTTATTATGCCTCCCAAATCTTTTCTAATAGCATAATCCTTACCATAAGTAAGTTCAAGAGCTTTAACAACTCTCTCTTTTTTGCTCAAACTGTAAATAGGACTTGTTCTGTTTCCTAGTAACCAGCAGAGTCTTACCTCTTTTGCCTTCAGGCTTTTAAATTCATCTACGTCAGCTAGTTCAGGATATTCTAATCTTAGATCTCCGTCTCCTTCCATTCCAAAGATGATCAATTCAACTTCTTTCTCTGCCATAAAATTAGTAAAAATAAGGGTAGGCACTTTTGATACCTACCCTACAAAGATAATTAAAATTTAATTATACAGCTGGACATCCTAAGAAATCAGCAACTGGAGTGTAAGAACCGTTCAAAACTGAAGTCAATTTTGTAACAGTTGCAGCAGTACCAGCATCAGCAGTATTCAAGTAAACCAAAGCAGTAACAGGTTTAACAACCTCAAGACCGTTAACGATGTTATGTTTGATTGATTTACGGTACATGATTTCGTATGTTTGGTAACCAGCAGCAGTAACGTAAGTAGCGATGTTTACTTGAGATAATACTTGAGCAGGTGTTCCTTCAGGAGAAACCCATGCAGTAGCATCAGCAACTGTAGCACCAGCAGGAGCGTTAACTGTTAATGGACCAAATCCTGCGTTATCAGCAGTGATTGCAAGAATGTCAGTTCCAGCAGTGTAAGTAGCTGTGAAATAAGCATTAACATCAGCACTGATACGAGCAGCAAATAAAGCACCGATCTCATCAACTGTAGCTGTAGAATCAGCACCAACTGTGTAAGTACGAGTTTGATAAGTAGCACCAGTTTCTTGACCTCCTCCGAAGAAGTTTTGTACGTATGGAGCGTAAACAGTCAACGAATAAAGTCCGTTGTTAACCAATGTGATACCTGTCAAAGTTACGTTTACAACGTTAGCAGTTCCAGCTGCGTTAGCAGTGTAACGGAAACCTAAAAGGTCAGAAACTTTGATTTTCAAAGCTGTAGCACCAGACTCGTCTTTGATGCTCAAACGTCCTGAAGCTAAAACTACGTCTGTAGCCGCAACTGGAGTGTTTAGAATCAACGCTGAATCAGCATTGATAACTGGTAATTTAAAAGTAATCATAATAATTTGTTTTTCACTGACCGAAGTCTGTGTTGGTTAAAATTAATTAACTACACCGTGTAGTTCTCTGCAAATGTAAACAAAAATTTATATTAAAAATTATGGGTTTGGGTTTTTTCTTTTTCTTTTTGATTAAGTATATGTGAGTATATACGTAGTATATACGAATATATAGTTAATCTTTTCTTTTCTCTTTTTCTTTTTTTGCTTCTTTTTTTCTTTTTCTCTTTTCTTATTTTTCTTTTTCTTTTTTTAAAAAAAATTCAGAAATAGTTTGGAGATTAAAAAATGATTACTAGATTTGCAGAGTGTTGGCACACAAGCATAGAAAAAATTTAAAGGTTATACTAGCCCCCTATTCTCCAATACTGCCAACATACACTCAATGGGGGGCTTTTTATTTTTGTTGGTATGGAACAATTTAGAGTAGTATGTGTAAATGACAGATTTTGCCCAATGGGCTTTCCTCCTCAACTTTGGATAGGTAAAGGAGAAATCTACACCGTGGTAGATGCAAAGTATTTAGCAAGACAGCATATGACAATAGGCTATAAGCTTGCAGAGATTGATTTACCTGAGGATTCTATCTATCAATACTTTCTTTCGAATAGATTCAGACCGTATACTGATGAAGATGAAATGCTAGAAGCAGCACTAGAAGAATTATTAGAAGAAACAGAACCTATTGTTGTGTAACGAATAATTTATATATTTGTTTCATAAAAAGCAACAAATTGAATTTAATCTTCACATTATGAGTACCTCTTCTTCGTACTCAAGCAACAAATTAAGACAGGTCCTAAACAATGGGACTCAACACTTCATCATCAAGTCTTATACCTCTACAGCATTTGAATACGACAGAAAAGTACCTGAGTATCACTTGTACTGGGTTAATCTAAACAAAGGATTACTAGAAGATATGCCTATGTATCAGCGACTATCTTGCAAGCATATGAATAAGAAAGAGAAAAGCTATTTCTGGTCTATAGCTGATCAATACAATGTTGTAATTTGCGGTGAAGATGGAATTGTTTGGGAAAATAAAAAACTAGGCCTCAATAAAGACCTAGTTCAAAATCAATCTTACGAAGAGAATATTATTTCTCTGCTTTAAGAGCTTTTAATTCTGCTGATAATTCTTGGATAGCTTTAACCATAATCGGTAAAAGTTTACCGTAAGAAGCCTCTAATTTCTCAGGATTCTCATCATATACTAATTTTAATACATCTGCCATTTCAGCATCTTCTTGAGTTTCTTTTAAGTCTTGAGCTAAGAAACCAAAGTCAGCAACGTCATGTTTTCCTTCTTCATTTCTATCGTCCCATACAAACTCTACAGGTCTAAGTTTATTTACAAAGTCAAGTCCTGCACGTAGGTCAGTTACATCTTTTTTATCTCTTGCATCTGACAATGAAGTGATAGATGTTACAGCACAACGTAGTACGTTATGAGATGAGTTACCTAAAGTGATTGAGTTACTTGCGGTAAGTGATGCTTTTACAGAATCAGTTCCTATCTGAATATTGTTGTTTCCTGTTATTTGACCTGCAAATGATACAGTAAATTTACCTAAAATAACATTATCATTACCTCCTGAAAAAGCCCAACCTGAATCTTTTCCAACAAATGTATTGTTATCACCACTACCACCTGTATACGCATAACCTGTGCTATTTCCAACTACTACATTACCTTCTCCTGTACTTGTAAATTGGCTTCCTGCTCCTGTACCTACAAATGTATTTCTTGTACCACTTAGTAAATTTCCTCCTGCATTACCACCAAGACCACAATTGAAATTTCCACTTGTTATTTGTAATAAAGAATAAGCTCCAAAAGCATCATTTTGACTACAATTTGTTGCTGCTTTTAAAGCCCAAGACCCCACAGCAGTATTTGCACCACCTACATTAAGCTCTAAAGCTTGATGTCCTACAGCGACATTGTCTGTTTCAGTTGTTGTTGTTTTTAATGATAAGTTACCTAATGAAACATTACGGATTCCGGTTGTAATTGCTTGACCCGAATCTTCTCCTAAATTTACATTGTTTGTTCCATTAGTTGATACTTCAATACCGTTTAATGCTACATTCGTACCACTTAGTGGTAATATTGTATTTACATTTATCTGACTCATAATTATTTACTTTTTAATTCTTTAACTTCTGCTGACAATTCTTGTACAGCTTTTACTAAGACAGGAATTAACTTACCATAAGATGCCTCTAATTTCTCAGGATTCTCATCGTATACTAACTTAAGGATATCAGCCATCTCTACAGCCTCTTCAGCAGCTTTCAAGTCTTGTGCGATGAATCCGAAGTCTGCGATATCGTGCTTACCGTTCTCATCTCTATCGTCCCATACGAACTTAACAGGTCGAAGACCATCGATGAACTCAAGACCTACATTCAAGTCTTCAACCTCTTTCTTATCACGTGCATCGGATAAAGATGTGATAGATGTAACTGCACAACGAAGAGTAGCTACAGATGAGCTTCCAAGTGTGAATTCATTATATACAGTCCCTGTGCTTGGATTAGCTCCATAACCTATTACTGTATTAAATCCACCCGAAATAGGACCTACACCACTGCCTGTTTGAGAACCTATGAATGTATTTGAAGATCCTGTTGTAAGTAAAACAGCAGAGCTTGATCCTAAAGCTACATTACCTGATCCATTTACTTGAGTTCCTGAGTTATGACCAATTAATGTATTTCCAAGACCTACAGACATATTTTGACCTGCACTTTGACCTACTAATACATTAGTATATCCTGTAGTCAAACTTAATCCTGCATATTTACCAATAGCAACTGTAGATTGCCCTGTAACACTTGGAGCAGCACCAAAACCTATTAATACTGAATCTTGAGATGTTGTTGCACTATAAGAACTTGAAACTTGTATACTTGAAGTTGAAATACTTCCTAATACTCTAACTCCATTTACATCTACAACATCTGTACCTGGTGTAAAAGGCTGAATAATATCTACATTTATCTGACTCATAACTATTTATTTCCTAATGTTTCTACTTTAGCAGCTAAATCTTTAATAGCTTGCACTAATACAGGTATTAATCTTCCGTAAGATGCCTCAAGCTTCTCAGGATTCTCATCGTATACTAATTTCAATACTTCAGCTGCATCATATTTATCCTCAAGAGCTTTTAAGTCTTGTGCAATAAATCCTGAGTCAGCGATGTCATGCTTACCTTCTTCGTTACGGTCATCCCAAACAAATTTAACAGGGTTCAATTCTTTTACGAAATCTAAACCTAACTCGATTGGAGCTACATCTTTCTTATCACGTGCATCGGATAATGATGTAATTGCGGTAACTGCACAACGAAGTACATTATGAGATACGTTACCTAATGTAATTGAGTTACTTGTGGCTCCAGTTGCTTGATTACTAAAAGCTCCCAAAGCAACATTATTTTGTCCTGTTGTTGTTTGATCACCAGCAGAATCACCAATGGAAGTATTATAATAACCTGTAGTTGTTAGTGCTCCTGCTTGTTTACCAATGCAAGTATTGCTATATCCTGTTGTTATGAAATTTCCAGTTGTATTACCTACTAAAGTATTATTTACTCCACTTGTCATATTTGGACCTGATTGCATTCCAATAATAGTATTACCATTAGAACCAGATGTTAATTGTTGGCCTGCTTGCATTCCAATTACAACATTATTTAAGCCTAAAACTTGATTTGTGTCGTTGTTAATTTTAAGTGATTTATTGGAAACATTAGCATGAATTTGCGCTCCATTTACACTTACAGTTCCAAATTGATATGGAGCTACTAAATTTACGTTAATTTGACTCATAATTATTTATTTTTTGTTTTTACTATTAAATTTATACTATTGTTAATGTTGTACCTAAAGGAATAGTCAATGTAGCAGACATTAATAATGGTCCAGTATATTGAACAGTTGCTCCTGCTGGTAAAGTAATATCTTCAGTAATTGCACCTACAATAGTAAATCCGTTAGCCCAAATACTAGTACCTAGAACTTGTTGATTTCCAGTACCTGAATTTAATCCAGCTACTAACTCTTGAATATCCTCTACGATATATCTCTCGTTTCTTCTTTGCCCTACTCCAGTAAGAACAGATCTTTGAATCATTGCCATAATATTATTTTTTTACAAATATACTTGTTTTTAATCTAAAACTTTTAAGACCTTTCCAGTGCGAGAGTCCACGCGCGCCCTCTTCATTCTGAAGTTAGTCTCCTTACACTGCACATATCTAATCACTACGTGCGTATTCTTATCTTCGTTACGTATGTTCTCAGGTTCGTACCTAGAATGCGACTGAGCGTTTATATATGCAAAGGTAATAGCGAATATAGCATCATCATAATCGTACCTAGTATCAGCTGCCTGGTATCTCGTCTGTCTATGACTCGTAGAACTCTTCAAATCCTTCTCAACAAAGGTCTTCAGCTGCTCCCACAGCCATGGTACATCTATGTTGATGCCGTAGGCATCAATCATTTCCTCAGTTTTCGCAATTATACGTGGAGCCGTGTTTGCTTTGTTGGAAATGCCGAACCATTTCCCACCATAAGTCTGAAAATATTCAGGTAATTGCGTATTTGCAGTGAATTTGTTTTTAAATCCGTGTATTTCTTGGAAATCGACATGCATATCGCCAATATTATTCTCTACTAGCTCTTTTACACCGCCTCTACGTTGCTGATCGTAGTATAAGCTCTGTAATAGTACCTGTAAATAGGTCTGTTTGAACTTTCTGTCCCTATGGAATACTACGGAAGACACTGAATTAGTCAATGCATCCCAAATTGCACTACACATCATGGAGTGTCCTGTCTCAGAGTTGATGGGGTCAGTCCCTTGATACCATCTATTCTTCCATACTTCATTATCAGGTGGGTGATGCACTACCATTGCTGATGTAGATACGTCTTCTCTGCCACTTGTATTCACCCATCTAGCCCCAATTATCCTATAATCGGTAATTAAATCGGGTGTTGGCTGTGAAAAATCCATTATTGGCTCAAAATAACCGTACTCAATTGGTACATCTTTGCCATATATGTCTGAAAGGCGTTGATTACAGGTGTGAATAGGCACTAAAGTACGTGCTTTACGCAAGAACATGTCATCAATTGTGATTGGGTAGTGCTGATGGAACTGTACTTTAGCAATTTCACCTTTCTTTGTACCTTCTAGAGATAGATATGCTTTACGTTCGTTATTGATGTGCTCATCTGTTACCCCTCTACGTGCGTATGCATTAAAGAATAGTGGTATAATACCGTATTCAAAGTTTCTTTCTTTCCATTGGCTAAGACACATCTTGAATTCTGCTTCGAATACTGATCCACCTTTGTCCATTTCACCACCTGTTCCCCAGGCAATAAACTGCTGTTGCATGGTCATCTTACCTGTCTCAGGATTGTACTTAAATAAAGCAGGACGGCCTTCACGCATCATCTCACCAAAGATATCGAATAGACCAATCTCATCGATAAATACCGCAGATGGTGAACCACCGTTGATGGCATCTACCTGTGGACTATCTACTTGGAATCGTGATGCACCTCCATCATCTCGTCCTTTCTTATCACCTTTCTTATCGAATGACATTACTTGATCGGTCCAGTTCTTTACATCCTGTGCTAGGTAGTCAGGTATCTTTGTATATGTCCACTTAACTTTATCTCGGAATATCTCCACCCCTTTGTCTTTGGAGTGGGTAACGAATTTAATAAAGTATGATTTGTTTAGGTTGACACGTTTCATTCCTGCAAGACACATGGTTGTGGTAAAACCAATCTGACGAGCTTTACCAATCATCATTGAGTATCCGCAGTCGAATAAAAATAGAAGAACCTTTTGCGCATCCCATGCTTGGTAGCGCAGCATACCATTCTCAGCCTTATCTTCTTTAATCCATCCGTATTTGTTACAGAAGTAAAGTGTATTATCGTTACACTTTTGGATTTCGGTAGCTAAGAAGTTGTATTGATCTTCTTCATTGTCGAGATCGGTAATAACCGTATCATCTTCTAGCCATTGTCTGGCTTGTTCGCAATATAGGTCAAAGGGTTTGTACTTCAATTTGTTCTGCCATCCTGAATTGATACTATCGATCCAGTCAACGAATTCTTTTGGGTATTCGAATTCTTTATGTGAAGGCTTCCACTCTGTTGTAAGTATTCTCCTTTGAACTACATCGTCTTTTGATTGACGCATAGTCTTTGTTTTTATCCTCTTTTAAATTTAGAAGCGATATTTAAAGCCATTTGTTTTGCCTTGCTTACTGGCACTGGTGCAGGCTTTCCTGGCATTAATCCTTTGGCCTTATCTGCTGCCATTGTAGATGTTACTTTCTCAGTAGTCTTCTTAATAGGAAGTTTCTTGTATTCATCAACAGCTCTTTGTCCTCTTCTTCCTCCATTTTTTTCTTTCACACCTTTATTTTGATATTGAGGTGAAACTTCATATTTATCACGATAAGGTTTTGTATTTAATCCAGTCATTGGATTACCGCTTTTAATTTCTTGAGCAGCTTTATTAGAAGATGGAGTCTTATTAATTACTGATATAGATCCTTTAGTAATTGTATTAACTCTTCCTTCATTTTTTGGCTCTTCAGAAATTGGTTTAGATACAGTTTTTTTAATGATCTTATTAGATCTTCCAGGTGTTAACATAACTATTGATTTTGATTATTTCTTTTTCTTGAACTTAGACATCATCTTTTCTTTAGCCTCTGTCTTTTTAGACTCACGTTTCTCGTGCATCTTTTTTGCTTTAGGAGATTTGTATGACTCCTCAGCCATGGATCCTTCGTATTCCATTAGGGCTTTCTTAATTGCTTTACCTTTCATTAGTCGCAGTATTTTTTATCTTTAGTATTCTTGTACATCAACTTAAACTTAGGTTGACAAGCGCAAGACATATCTTGAGCTAATGTAGGTGTCGCAACAGGTCTTCCTTCAACACGTCCCTTATCAGTATAGCTTCCGCTTTTCTTGGGATCTGATGCGTAATATTTATCTGTTTTCATGATTAATGTTTTCCCAAAGGTATAAATTATTTTCCTTAAGTTATTTTGTATGAAATAAATAGTCATTAAAAGCACATTATAATGTGTATTTACCCTTTATATAACCACTTATGCATAATATAATATCCTAAATCACATTAAAGTAAGGTTATAGCCACAAAAAAAAGGGACATCGCTTTCAACTGACATCCCTTTTCGTTCATTACAAAAACACTTTGTACAAATATAAGAATTAAATTGGAAACTTAGTACTATCTATTGATTTATATACAACATCTTTTCCTCCTGACGTATCTCTACGTGTATCAATTACTAATATTCTACTGCCAATTGGTTTCAAAGGAGCTCCTCTCTCAACGTGCCATCCCTTAGATCCATCACCGTACTCTTCTTTGTAAGTACCTGTGATCATTAAGTGAATTTGTTTTTGCTTATGGTAGTATCCTTT